ACCGTCTTGGTCTTGCGACTACTCGTCGTCAAGCTCGTCAATTCGTAAACCACGGTCACATCCTTGTTGACGGAAAACGCGTTGATATCCCATCATACCGCGTAACTCCAGGTCAAGTGATCTCAGTTCGTGAAAAATCATTGAAAGTTCCAGCTATCCTTGAAGCAGTAGAAGCTACTCTTGGACGTCCAGCATTCGTATCATTCGATGCTGAAAAATTGGAAGGTTCATTGACTCGCTTGCCAGAACGCGACGAAATCAACCCAGAAATCAACGAAGCACTTGTCGTTGAATTCTACAACAAAATGTTGTAATATCTTTTTAACTATGACAGGCTGGAAAGCCTTTAAACAAAGCACTTTAGGTATTTTCCCTAGAGTGCTTTGTTTCTTTTTACTACCCTTTTAGTTACCTATGACTAATTTTTGTATAGTAAGAGGGTGTACCTTTTCAGGTTCACCCTGTATTTTACTGTATTTATAAATTGCTGATTGCCGTTTCAAATATTGAGACGGCTTTTTTTGCGCCTTCTTTTGTAGCGTGGACGTATGTATTTAAAGTCATTGTTATATTAGAGTGGCCTAGTCTATATTGCAGATCTTTAGCCTCGATTCCAGCGTAAAGCATAATAGTAGCATGGGTATGGCGAAAACCATGAAAACTTATATCGGGTACCCCAGCACTCTTAAAATGCTCCTGTAGTCTTTTTCTCAATAAGCAAGCGTAAGCGTATTTAGTAGTAAAAGGTGTGAACACAATATTTTCAGACCTTCCCAGCTTCCAACATTCTACTTGTTGGCGCTTTTTATACTGCTTTAAAAGTGATATAGTCGCTGGATCTATTTCAATATCTCTTAGGCCTGCTTTTGATTTAGGGGTATTTGTTTCTTGATATCTGTTTAAAGTCTTAGATATACTGATAGTACCTGTTTTGAGGTTTATATCAGACCATTCAAGTGCTAGAGCTTCCCCAATACGGCAACCACTGGCCAGCAAAGTTTTATAAAGAACGTAATCAAAAAGATTTTCATATAAATTTAGATCCAAACTATCAAGATAGGCTAGAAATTTCTTTAATTCTTGATTGCTAAAAAATCTAATCTTTTGTTCTTTTGCTTGTTGTTTACGTGGAATAATAACATCACGGGCTGGATTGTGCTGGATCACTTGCATAGTAACCCCATATTGAAGTATACGGCGGTTAATATTGTTTAGAAAACTATAATTTGCGTATGCTCCCTTCTCCCCTCTATTCGCTTTATCTGCCCATTTATTTACTTGTTGTTGAATAATAGGGGTAGTTAGGCTATTTAGTTTATAATCGCCAAAAACGGGCAAAATATGAAGCCTTACAATACCTTCCATAGATTGTTGGGAGTTTGGTTTGATTGTGTTTTTATAACTCTCCCACCATAGAGCAACTAACTCTCTATAAGTAGTGATCGTTGGTTTATTTTTAGCACAATATCCATTGTTGGCAAAGGTATTAATAGCTTCCCTAGCCTTGATTTTGACTGCCGTTTTAGTATTAGCCGTAACAGTGGTACGGGCCTTTTTCCCTGTCATCTGATCCACACCTAAATAAACACTAGCACGGTAAACAGTTTGGCCATTCTTTTTTACTACGGTTTTGATATTCATTTTTCTTTCCTTTCCATCAACAGGCAAGCGGATAGGTGAGAAAAGAAAACTAAATAAATGCGACAACGTTGTCGCTTTTCAAGTTTATTAAATGCGACCATGTGGTCGTATTTGCTAATTTTAGGCCTTCTAAATTATGTTGCAACGTTGCAACATTTCGAAACGTTTCGAATTTCTATCTTAAAAGCGTATTTTTAAGCTCCAGAGAGCCTGTAAATCATTTTTGATAACAGTTATAAGGGTATTTTTAACCCCTGTACGCTATAAGGCTTAAAATAGGAGTATTTTAGCCTTATAATTCAAGAATTAAAAAAGTGTTGCTAGAAAAACAAATCAATGATATACTACAGGTGTGTTGGTGTATATCTATAATTTGCGTTTTGGTACATTAACACTGTTCATAGAGTTGAATATTTAACTCCATAAATTGCACCGTATTTTTACGGTGTTTTTTTATTAATAGATCTAGCTTGATTATTGGGGTAATTTAGCAGTTATTTTATGCCAGTTTGTAGGAAATCCTAACTCAGATAAAAACAAATCAACAGGAACAGTATGAAGATGTTTTTCAAAGTTTTTAAATCTTGATAATAATGTATTGTGTAATTTAGCGTATTCAATTGGGCTTAAAAAACACTGTAGGACTATAAAAACATGATATGGGCTACTTTTAGCGCATGAGTTACTGATACTATAGTTAGAATGTAAGTCTTGATAGTATTTCACACTCTTCCTACACTTGAAACTAAATAGTCTATTGTCATGAGCACATACATTTCTAATTTCTCCAATATTCTCAACAAAAGTAATAAGCATAGCACGAGTAAAATTTTGGTTAATTTTAATATGTTCACAAATAAAACTATAAAGCATTTTAGAAATCTTATCTTGTAAAGAATTTGGGAGAACTTTTAAGAGAGCTAGCATATCTCCAAAAGTCAGGTAATCAATTATTACCCAAAAGGGTATTTCAAGATGTTTGCTATAGTAATGTTGAATGCTATTAGTTGTTTTACTTGATTTATGTCTATTAATTATATCATTCATTTGTCGGATTACAAATTTAATTGTTGAAATATTACCCTTCTTCGAATGGTTATAGTTTTTTGAATCTAAGTAAAAATAAGGAGTAGAAGTGAAGCTTTCAGAAAAAACGTAAGCCATTATTGATTTTATATGTTTTTCTGCTTCCAAAATAGCTTTTAAAAAAGCGTACTTAATTTCTTTATCATAGAAATAACTGTAAGTGATTTCTGAAAAGTTCGTACCTGGAATATACTTATTTGGAGATTGTTCAAAATACTTACTATATCCATTGATAATACTGTAATAATTGTTAGTCAATAGATATTTTTTAGCTCTTTTATAATCTGTAATTATAAGGCCTCTTTTATGAAGTAGTTCGATCTGTCCAGCAATAGTTTTAAAAGGTTTTGGCAAAAAAAAGCACCTCCGTAAAAGAAGGTGCTATTTTCGCGTTCCCGTTTCACTGAGAATTATCGGGCGCTAATTCCTTAAGTACCTTCATTGTATGATAATTTTTGATGTTAGTCAACAAGAATGTTCAAAATAATTGATTTTTTCTTTAATTTATTATGGTTAGGATTAAAAAAATTCAACTAAAGTAGATGAATTGGTTCATTAACACTGTTCATAGTTGGATATTTAACTCCATAAATTACACCGTATTTACGTTTCTTAAATTTTTTCTACGAATTAACGTCATTATACTCTTTTAGAAGACCTTTACCATGATCTTTATCATATAAGGTAGAAACTAGCTCCATAACAAATTTTTTATCAGAAGTTGAAAGAGTTAAAAAATTACATAAAAAATCTCTAAAAAGTAAAGGTAAGAAACCCAGAGCAATGTAGGTATTTGTAACGTTATTCGTAGGTGTTCCATTTACTTCTTCAATTTCTTCTTCTAATGTCTCAGGAAATTCTTTAAGAATTAAATCAATAATGTTTTGTTCAATTAAAGGAATGGTATCGGTAGTAGTTACAAGAGATAGATCCCATTTTCCTTGTTTTCGTTTGCTTTCGTTATATTCTAGAATTATTTTTTTAAGATCAGGATTAGTAAGCAAAAGTTTTTTGATCTTTTTATAACTGTCTAGTGCTTCATTTTCAATATTGTAGTATTCCTCATACCCTAACAAATATTCTACAGTAACTCCAAAGTATTCAGCTAGACTTTGGACTTTATCATGTTTTAAAGACACGCTTTCACTATTTTCCCAGCGGGAAATAGTCATTTCAGAAACCCCCAAAAGATTTGCTAACTCTTTTTGAGTAGTTTTATTTTTTTTTCTTAATTCTTTTAGCCTATTCATCTTATTACCTCAGTAGAATTATATCACAAAAAATAAAAAAATAGATAAAAAATAACATTTTTGTTAAAAAACAGTTGACAACTAACATTTAATTTAGTAAACTACAGCTAAGCTAACAAAAATGTTAGAAAATAAAAAGTGAAAGGAGGGTGAAAATATTGCTTATTACCTCAATACAAGCGAAAGCAATCAGACGAAAGCAAGCAGATAAGAAATTAACTGCAAAGCAAGCTGGTGAAGAAATAGGAGTCACGCAAGTAACTTACCGAAAAATAAGAGATGGAGGAGAAGTTAAACCGTTTATTTATCAAAAAGCTATGGAATGGCTTGCTAAAGACTATTAGACACAAATAATACTATATAAATGTTATTAGATATTAGCAGTTTAATTGTAAATATAAAGTACACAGAAAGGATACAAAATGGATACAAAAATTTCATTTACAGACTTTAAAGAGTTTATTGACACTACCACATTTGAGGCAGAAAACATTATTTTACCACCAGAAAATGGAATGTTAGTTAAATGGGCAGATGATAACGTTCAAGCGTGGAAAATGATCCAAGAAATGCTAGAGACTGGAGAATTAAAGTATACTCCCAAAAAATGATAAAAAAGGCAACAAAAAAAGTCACTTACTCAAAATTTGGCGATAGCGAGTAAGCAACTAACTTCAAATATAGGTACGTAGAAAGAGAGATTTTCTAAATACTTTTTATGTACCTAGTATAACAGAAAATAGCGAGGTACACAATGAGTAAAAGAAAGATTTCTCCTTTTACGCAAGAGACTTTACAAGAAATCTATGAAGATAATGGAATTATCACTATTGATTTAATAGCAGATGAATTAAAGGGCTGGTCTTTTGAAGAAATAAAGAACCGTTTAAATCAATGGCGATACCGTGGTGTAATTTCTTATGTAATTGATGACGGTGAAATTCAAGATTTCAAGTTTTTAAGAGATAAAAAAGCTGAAAAACAGGAAATGAACGAAGGAAAACGCCTTAAGATTGATATTTATTTCAGGCAAGTACAGGCAACACTGGAAATTATGGAAAAATCAACCGCAAGCGATACAAATCGCCTAAAGGCTATCCAGTTACAACAACAAGCATTAAATGAAATTCCAGATGATCTCTATAAGGAGTTAACAGAGGTATATAGTTAATGAATGTTGTTAACCATTATCCAAGATTATTAGTTAGATAGAGAAGTGACTTTAGTTTCTCAATTATATAATGATGAGAAAGCTTGGAAATGTTTAAGAAATCAAATTGAACATGAGAAAAAACTAAAAAATTAAATCACTTATTAAGAACAGGCAAGCGGATAGGTGAAAAAAGAAAACAGTGTAAGAAAAGTCATGCTGACAGGGCAATTCTAAGGCTTTGTTTAGTAAATTAATGGATATCTATCCATGAAAAATCGCTATAAAACGCCTATAGATCAGTAGAAATAGCTGATTTAGAGAGGTGTAGAAGTTAAAAAGAGAATGAGGAAAATAAAATGAATGAATGGAATTTACCAACTGATAAAACCATTATTTTACTTGTAATTCTATTTAAAATTGTATGGAAAATATGGAATAGACCAAGTCCAATCAAACTAGTTGAAGAAAAAGAAAAGGCAGAAGTTTCAAAAGGATTAAATCCAGATTATGGGGCTTACGTTTGGTTAGCTGGCAAGCGTTTTAATTGAAAGGGGTAAGGATATGGAATTACTTTCAAAGGAAATTCAATTGGAATGGCTTCAAACTCAAAAAGAGACTTTAGAAACCCTTGTGAATTTAGAAATGGAACGAAAAGGGAAACTAGATCTTATTACTAGAGAAGAATTAAAAGAGGCCCTAGGAGTATCAGGAGAAACACTAAGAAATTGGGAAATGATGGGCTTACAACGTTTTCAAACTCCTATGGAGAGAGCTAGAAAAGTTTATTACCGCCCAAGTGATATTTATTTGTTCTTATCAGTGAGGTAAAGAGAAATGGAAGTAAGATATTACGAACCGTCTAAAGATTTTAACAAAGCAGTATATAACGCTCCCTTTAATCTTCTATTACTACCAATAGGTACAGATGAAGAAACTGAAAAGAAGATCATAGAACATTTTGAGGAGGTGAAAAGATGTATAGACAAGTGATTTTATTTCTACAAGAACAAAAAATACAAGATTTTGACTTTTTGAAGGATAGCCCTACTAGGGTTTATAAAAAGAATGAGTGGTACGCTTTTATTTACTATGAACCAATGGGGGAAAATCTGACAGAACAAGTAAGTCCTAAAATGCTTATCCAAGTAGTAACCAACTCTAAAGAGCTAGAAAGTAGGGGCTGGAAATTAGTACGTAATTTACCTATTAGTAAATTACAAGGGGACTTACTAGAGTTTTTACAATTATATGAAGTCTATAAATTTAGAAGTTATAAAAATGGCTATGGTTTAGAATTTAATGGGCCATTACTGGAATTTGTTGCGTATGGCCTAAATGATAGAACAGAAGTATCTACCTTTTTAAAAATGATGGTTGGAGCTGGATATGATTTAGAAATAATCATACAGATCTTCTCAAATATCGTTAGAAAGAAATCTCTTGCCCGTGATTTTGTTGAATTGATAAACCGTTATGAGGTGTCAGTATGAATGTAAAAGGAGCATTAGAAATCATTAAGCAAGAAGAACAAAGCAATATTATCCCCTTTCAAAAACCACCAGAAGAAGTAAGAAAATTAACTACTTTTGTGAATTGGAAAAAGACTGTAAGAGAGTATTTAGATAAATTTAATAATGAACGTCTGAAAAGCTTGATAGAAAAGGGTGCAACAGAAGAAGGAGCAAAAAAAGAAATAGATAAGCCGTTAAGTCATACAACAGTAGCAAGTATAATGTTAGATCTGTTTAATTTTTGCCGTATTGATAGCGAGGAAGGGGTAAGCCCAGTATATATCTATGATCCAGATAAAGGTATTTATATAAATGATCTGGAGTTTTTAAAGGACATTATTAACGTGATTGAGTACCGCCATAATGAACGTAGAGCAAACGACTGTATATATTCATTGAGAAGACAGACACCACGAAAACAATTAGAGGATAACCTAAATTACATCATTGTAGGCAATGGTATTTACAATCGAACAACTAAACAGTTAGAGCCTTTTACTCCGTCTAAAATATACACCAGCAAAATTAAAACCAATTATAACCCAAACGCCCAGAGGGTAAACATAAAGGGTTGGGATTTTGAGAGCTGGCTTCTGGATCTCTTTTCAGGAGATAAAAGCCTTTATCAACTAGCATTACAACTATTACACGCCTGCATCAGAGGGGAGAGTTTAGGGAAAATGTTTTGGTTTATTGGAGAAGGTGGAACAGGGAAAGGGACACTCCAAGAGCTTTTTATAAATCTTGTTGGGCGTGAAAACATAGCTAGTATAAAGATTACGGATTTAGATGTAAACAATCGCTTCACACTGGCCCAAGCGTTAGGAAAGAGGGCAGTTATTGGGGACGATATTCAACAAAAGGCACTCATTAAAGATACCTCTAAACTGTTTTCTCTAGTAGGTGGGGATACTGTTTCAGTTGAAAAGAAGGGGAAAGATGCCTATAGTGCTTATATAAAGACTGTTGTTATTCAATCAACAAACGAAATGCCAAGGCTAGACGGTGATAAAAACGCTATAATGAGAAGAATGGTAATCCTTCCATTTCAAAGAGTTTTTTCAGATGGGATAAAAAAACCTAATAGAGCTATTAAGTATGATTATATCAAGAGGAAAGAAGTGTTAGAGTATGTTTTGAAGTTGGTAATAGATTTAGAATTTGACGAATTTATCCAGCCAAAAATTTCAAGAAAATACTTACTAGACTATCAACAATCTTTAGACACAATCCAGCAATTTGCTGATGAATTATTTCAAGATATTCAATCAACATTTTTGCCTAATGATTTTGTCTGGTGGCGATTTACTGGCTTTGTAGAGTTTCATAATCACCAAAGTAGTTATACTAGTCAAGGGTTAAATAAGAAATTTGAGAAGTATTTACCCAGCGAATGGAGAAAAACAAAGTATCCTATCACTATTCCAAAAGGTCAAGAATTGCCCAAAGGGTTTAGGCCGAAAGAAGACACTCCGAATTATCAAAATAAAACATATCGTTTTACACCTTCTAAAACTGTGAGGGGTTACGAAAAAACCACTACAGAACATACACATGAAATACACTAAATTGTATAAGTGTAGTAGTTGTAAAATATTGATACAATTGAGTTTTATTATATATTACTACACTACTACACTTAAATAATATAAATAATAATAAAAGAGTGTTGTATATCTGTATATATACTCTTATAAGAAATTCCGAGTTAGAAAAATAAGTGTAGTAGTGTAGTAAAAACGTGAAACTCCTTGTCCCACAAGGAGTTTAAGGCTTGGGCGGGATTTCCTAAGTGTAGGAGCAATTCCTAAGTGTAGGAAAAAGAATAATTTTTAAAGAAAAAGAGGTCTCAAAATGGACGAAAATAAATTGAAAAAATATTTAGAAGAAGGCTATATTTTATTTTATAAAAATGGTACAATAGAAGTAGAGAAAGCGCCCATGTTTGGCGATATTAATTTGAGCTATTCAGATGGTAAGCTTAATCTATTAACAAAAAGAGAAACAAAAAAATATGTCTATTGAGAACAACTCAGGGGCGTACCGTAAGCAATAATGCTAATGGTATGCCCCTTTTTGTATATCAAGAAAGGAGGTGTGGGCTATGGAAAGAAATGTTTTCCCTGATTATGTAGTAGGTGCTAAATTTTCAATGGATCCAGAAAAAAGAAAAAAAATCTTTTCAAACTGTAAAAAGAGTGAAAAGAACTTAAATAAAAGGAAACGTGAGATTTTAGAAAAATATGTCAAACATCAACAACAATCAGAAACTAGAGAAGATGATCTTGAAAGTTCGGAGAGTTCTAAAGGACAAGATAACCGCTAGGAACTTTAGAAAAAACTACAAGCAAAGAGCAGATATAAAAAGATAAAAGGAGAAAAACAAAAATGAAAATTGACTTAAAAAATAAAAAAGAAAAATTAGAAAATTATATTCGTAGTATTGGTTATGAAACAACTGGCCTTGAATTGAAAAGTGATCAAGCGATTATTGATCAAGCTATTATTGATAGTTACAAACAAGATGAAAAGAAAGATCTAGTTTCTCTAATTGATATTATCGAAGTAACTAGCAAAGATGGAAAGTATGAAGAAATTGACTTAGACAAGGTAGGAATGATTGAGATTGGTGATACAATTGGTGGCAATCGAGATGAAGAAGCTAAGACAGATTTTCTAGAAGTTGATTATAAGATGAAGACATTTGGGGGATTTCTTAACCTATCAAAAGAACAAATTGATGATGGTATGTATAATCTAGATTCATTCCTAGGAAATAGTATTGCTAAACTTGAGCGTAAAACTATGAACAAAGTAATTGGGAAAGTCCTAACACTTGCGACTGCAAAAAGTATTGCTTCTATCAATGATATCAAAGATCTAGTAGCTCTAGTGAACCCTGAGCGAGAAGTTTCAATTGTAGTTACTAATTCTTTATTTAACCACTTAGAAAAGTTGGTAGATAGTTCAGGCTTACCAATTCTTAAAGTTAACAAGGAAAATGGAACTAGTGAAACATTCTATACTGATCATTTTGTAGTAGTAGATGATACTACATTAGGAAACGCTGGAGATAAGCTTGCGTTTGTTGGAGATCTGAAGAACTACGCTAAACTGTTCAAATACAATCAGACATCTGTAAAATGGGTTACAGACTTTAAAACATATTCTGAACGACTTGCGCTATACACACGTTTTGACGTTAAGAAGGTTCAACCAACATTAGGTTATTTTGCAACTTGGAATTAAGAGGTAGTTAAATGGAGTTAGATTTATCAAAGTACCCTCTACAAGAACTTTATAAAAGATTTGAAGAGGTGGAACAGAAAGAGGCCAATGTTTCAAAGTTTGAAAAAACTGTCTTAGATGAAAAAGTAAAATTACAAAATTTTGAAGGATTTAGCCTTGATGATCTGGAAAATTTAATAGATGGTAATGAGGTTATTTCACACGATCAATTGAACTTACTAACAAAAAAACTAGAAAGTGTATCCAGAGAGCTTAAAGATATTAAAACAATTTTTCAAAGTGAAGTTCCTGTTTATATCCATTTTGAAACACGGAGACGATTTAGAAAAAGTGGTTTAGAAGCTTCTTACAAAAAAACTATTAAACATATCATAAAGGAGTTTGAAAAACTTCGATCAATTGAAAAAGAAGTGCAAGAGATCAATGATAAGATAGTAAAAGAAATTTCTAATAAACATAGTCTTTCAGGGTGTAGAACAGAGTTAGACCTAAACGCTATTACACCTCTATTTAAACCAGAGGTAAGCGGTGAGATCTACCTAAATTCAGAAATTAAGAAAGCTAAGGAATTTTTAAAGTAATTCATTTTATATATAGCGGTACTCAACAAGTATCGCTATTACTTTGATTTTTATAGACTTTAACACAATGAGGCAAGCATAAACTGAAAAAATGAAATGGTTAAGATCCTTTTAATAGCAAGGGAAGAGGAAAGATGGCGAGTTTCACAGAATGTAAGATATGTTAAACTGGAGGGAAAAACAAGGCGACAATGACAGAAAAAACACTGTAAGTAGGTGTTGCAATGCAACAGCAGGTAGATACTATGCAACACCTTATTAAGTTGAAGAGATAGGCTTAAATGAGATAAGGAAAGTAGAATTACATAGAATATAGACCCTAATAAGTGAAATAAGGGTCATTTAAAAGGCCTGATAGTATTTGTATAGGGAGGGGTAATATTGCTTACTAAGGGACAATTAGACAGGCTAGATGAAGAGCTAGACCGTTACAAGAACATAGAGAATAAAATATTTTTGAGAAGACAAGAAATAATTTATAATAAAAAGTTTACCGAACATTCGAGTGGTTCAAATAAAATCAGTAATCCAACTGAAAATACCATTATAAGGCTAGAAAGTGATATAGTGTTACGAAATTTAGAGCTTTTTAAGGAAATAGTAGATCTATTACTAGAAAAATTAACTCCAGAACAGAAAATTTTATTTAAAATGCACTGGCTGGGTGAACAATTAACATGGGAGGAAATATCAGAACGACTTGATAGACCAGTGAGAAGAATTAAAAAGCAAAGAAGAGCTATAATAGAGGCTTATGCTAATATGATCAACCTATAAGAGATTAAATAGATAATTAAATAAGAAAAAATTAAAAGAAAATATAAAATAAGTTACTTGAATAATCATTTATTTGTTATTTTCCAAAAAACCAAAATTTGATTTTCTGTAAAATTTAATTTTATCAATTCTTGAATTTTTCAAGATCCCCCCCTCTTTAAAAAATTTTTTTTGATCAATCGGGAACCGGTGAAGGGAACTTTTTCCAAGTCGGAGGCTTCCAGATAAAAAGGGGTTGAAAACTAGCTTAAAATGGTCCAGAGTGGCCACTTTTGGAATTTAGAAATATATTGAGAGATAATAGCTATACATTTGTTTTGTATGGCTATTTTTATAGTAAAAAAGCCCCAAAATTTTGGAGCTTAATTCTTGCCTGTTGAACTCATTAGATTTAGTTCCCTTTTTACTACCCTTTAAGTTACCCCAGCATGTCTCACTTTGTTAGTGATTGTTGAAATACAATGTTTTTGGTGGTTAGGTTGCCTTATTATTACTATACATGTTTGAGTGCTGATAACAAAATGCTTTAATTTTAAGATATACTTTGCAGAAAGCCTACTACAGTGGGCTTTTTGTTTTGTCTTAAAGGGTTGATTTCTGGGTTTGCTCTCCTTTTTGTTTTCTTAAAACCTAAACCTGATAATAAAAAAACTCCTGATCTAGATCGATCAGGAGAGACTGTTACCGTAACATTTTCATTAAAAATTCAGCCATTTGTTGAGGGCTTTCTTTTTTTCCGCGAGAAACCCACATTTGACAGACTCCGAAGAAGGCATTGGTCAGATAGACAGAACTGTAGACTCTTTCAATATCTGTTAATGATTTATGACTATAGCGCTCTTGCAAACTATCAACCAGAAGAATCTGTAATTTATGTCGTAAGAAGGTTTGGATCTCCTTGGTTCCATTCTCTGTCAGAAGAACCGCAAAGAGTGGTTCCTTGGTTAGAAATTCGAACACTTCTGTAATCGCTTGGCGCTTGTCATCTTGGTGTTTATCAAAGATATATTCAAGCTTGTGAAAGAGTGCTTGTTGGTAGCGCTCGATCATGTCATACTTGTCTCGATAGTGGGTATAAAAGCTAGAGCGACTAATGCCGGATTCTTGTGCTAACTCAACCGTTGTGATTTGATCGAATGATTCCTTTTCGAGTAGTCGAACCATCGCCTCCTCAATATTTCTTTTTGTTTTTAATCGTTTATTGCTCTCAGTCATCTGTTAATCCTTTTTGCACAAAATTATACACAGTGTCTAAAAAACAAGATTTCCTACTTGTGAAAATTTCTAGAAACTGTATAATCTATTATATCAGAAATTTAGACAATGTGTATAAAAAGGAGACAAAAAATATGATGAAAGAATGGAAGGCTATTCTTAAAAAGCCAACATTTATCATTGTCATGATTGGAGTTGCTTTGATTCCAGCTCTTTATAATATTATTTTTCTATCTTCCATGTGGGATCCATACGGCCAAGTTTCGGATCTTCCTGTAGCGGTTGTCAATAAGGATCAATCTGCTACATATAATGGACAAAAGATGGAAATTGGAAAAGACATGGTGTCCAATTTGAAGGACAATGACTCACTTGATTTTCATTTTGTAGATGAGAAAGCTGCGAAAGATGGTCTAAAAAATGGCGATTATTATATGATTGTAACCCTGCCTGAGGATCTTTCAAAAAAAGCTAGCTCCATCTTAACCAACCATCCGGAACAGATGACCATTGATTACCAAACGTCCAGTGGTCATAGTTTTATCGCAGGGAAAATGAGCGATACTGCGATGACAAAAATGAAGCAGTCAGTGGCTGAAAAAGTGACCAATACTTATACAACAGCTTTATTTTCCAAAATGGGATCGCTTAAAACTGGTATGGGGACAGCGGCAGATGGAAGTGCTAAATTAGCAGATGGTGCAAGTAAATTGGAAGATGGTGGTCAAACACTATCTACTAATTTGAATACATTGGCTCGTTCAAGCTTAGCATTTTCAGATGGTGCAACTACTCTTCGTACAGGTCTAGCGGCTTATACAGATGGTGTTGGTCAATTAGAAAATGGTCTCAATCAAATGGCTGGTCAACTTCCAAACTTGGTATCTGGCGTCAATCAATTAAATAATGGGTTTGGTACTTTTAATACAGGCTTGATGGCCTACGCTACCGGAGTGGATCGATTAGGAAATGGTCTCAATCAAATGGCGAGTCAAACCCCTCAGTTGGCTTCAGGAGTTGGTCAATTAACCAGTGGTATGGGGACCCTCAATGATGGTCTTGGGAATTATACCAATGGCGTGCGTCAATTGAATTCAGGCCTATCTAACTTTTCAAATGGTTTAGCAACCTATACAAATGGAGTCGCTACTTTATCAGAAGGAGCGGGTCAATTAAGTAGTCGATCTGCTACCCTTCGAAATGGGGTTTCACAATTAGAATCAGGTATTCAAACATTATCAAGCCAGCTACAAGCTTCTACAAGTCAATCTGCTCAGATTGATCAATTGGCAGCTGGTTTAAACCAATTAAATGCAGCGATTCAAAATGCTACAGTAGATACCAGTCAACTTTCGTCTGGATTGACGAGTATTGCGAATTCAGCTCAATCAATCCTTGCTTCAGCCCAAGCAGATCGTGCAAATGCCCTTGCAAGTGTGCAAGGAACAGCAGCCTATCAAGCAATGACAGCTGACCAACAAGCGGAGATCAATGCGGCGATCTCATCGAGCCCAAGCTCGAGTGAAACGGCGGCTCAAGGAATCTTGACAACGATTCAAACGATCCAAGGTAGTTTGAATACAGGGAATAGCTTGACACAACTGCAAACGGCAGCCAATCAAGTTTTACCGACAGCTTCTTCTACCTTGACAAACTTGTCAAGTGGCTTGTCTAAGATCCAATCCGCAGTTAGTGGACAATTGTTGCCAGCTAGTCAAACCATCAGTCAAGGGATCGGCGCTTATACAGCTGGTGTCGATAAAATCGCTAATGGAGCAACCCAACTTCAGACGAATAGCAGTACTTTAACAAATGGGGCTAGTCAGTTAGCAGCAGGTGTTGGCCAACTAGATAGTAAATCATCAGAATTACTTGCAGGAAGCAATCAATTAGCTTCTGGTCTAGGTGAGTTAAATGGGAAGATGCCTGCCTTGACATCAGGCATGAATCAACTGGCTTCAGGCGCGACCCAATTAACAGGTAAGTCGGGTGAATTGGTTGCCGGTGCTAGAAAATTAGCTGACGGTGTAGGGCAATTGAACAGCAAAACTCCAGAGTTGGCAGGTGGTGTCAACAAACTTGTCACTGGTGTCAATCAGTTGACAGAAAAATCAGGTCAATTGGTGACTGGTGCTGATAAACTAGCCGACGGTGCAAATCAAATCTCGGATGGGTCCAGCAAATTAGCAGCAGGTGGCCAAACATTGACAAATGGTTTAGGTGAATTAGCAACAGGAAGCCAAACCTTGAGTCAAGGATTAAACGATGCTAAGGGACAATTGAATGTGGCTACAACTGAAAAAGAAAACGCTAAAACCTTAGCAGATCCTGTCACTTTGTCTAAAACAGACCGTGACAATGTCCCGGTGAATGGTGTCGGAATGGCTCCTTATATGATCTCGGTAGCACTCTTTGTTTGTGCCTTGTCAACCAATATGATCTTTGCAAAATTGCCATCCGGTCGTCATCCTGAAAGTCGCTGGGCATGGTTTAAATCTCGCTTTGAGGTCAACGGAACAATTGCGGTGATTGCAGGAGTCTTGGTCTATGGTGCCGTTCACTTGATTGGTTTATCAGCTAATCATGAGATGGCTACTCTCTTCCTTTGTGTGATTGGTAGTGTGGCCTTCATGTCTATCGTGACTGCTTTGACAACATGGCAAAGAAAGATCGGTGCTTTCCTTTCCTTGATCCTCTTGCTCTTGCAATTGGCTTCTAGTGCAGGAACTTATCCTCTTGCTTTGACAAATGGCTTTTTCCAAGCCATTCATCCATTCTTGCCAATGAGTTATACCGTTTCTGGTCTTCGTCAAACGATTTCGATGACAGGAGAAATTGGAAATCAAGTGGCCTTCCTTCTGATGACCATTGTCCTTTTTGCAGGACTAGGAATGTGGTTCTATAATCCAAAAAAATATGAAGAGGACTAATCTTCAGGAACTCCCAACAGAATGTGTTGGGAGTTTTTTGTTTCATGTGAAACAAGAGGCTGGGACAAAAGTCCTAGCCTCTCAATTGTTTTTGGATTGTCGAGCAAGACGCAGTGGTTGAGTGGGCTCTAC